TTATGAAACAGTTGCTTGAATGGTCAAAAGAAGCGTAGAGAAATTTTTAAAATGTTTTCTCCCTGAACTTCAATTTGAAAACGGATGGTAGCAATTACTTATAACGTATCGGTGCTATACGATGTGGCGGGTTTTCAGCAGAAAGCCCGATACGAAGCACAAAAGTTAAATTTAAAATAAATGTTTAATCGAAGCACGTCAGCCGCCATATTGTATAGCACTTGTTAGCGGCTGCCCTTCTTCACAAATCAATAATAAAATGAACTTAGAACAATTAGAAAAAGGCAACAAAATTGCCAAAGAAATTGAAAACTGCAAAGCTAACATTAAAGCTGCTAACTACACACAATCAGAAAGTGTTGTGATTAGAAAAACATATTTAAAGGTTAATGGACTTGACGAGAGTATTGAAATTCCTGAAAGCCTTTTTCGGGTTGTAGGCAAATTGATTTTGTCAGAATATAACCAAAAACTAATAGAGCTTGAAAGTGAGTTGCAGTCTCTTTAGGGTTGCCGCTAACTGTCGTACAGGCGCACGTTTTAATGGCGCTTGTACTTTGTTATCAATTTATTTAACAATAGAAAATATGAAGAATAATACAGAAATTATTGAAGAAGCTAAAAAGGCATTGGCTGAAATTGAATATAAAAAAAGAACTTGGAAAAGTGATTTAATGAGAAAAATGGATATTTGGCAAAGTATAGCAGAAGAAATGAATTCATCTAAGGGTAAAAAACAGAAATTTTGGGGCTTAGTAATGGATTTATACAAAGAGAAATACAGATAATCAATTTATTTACTAACTTTCGCAAAAAAACACGAGTGAATCAATGCGCTAAATATCGAAATGGAATTCCAACTGAGGAATAGATTGCAACAATTATAGTTCAAACTCAAAAAGACGAAACAGTAATTGGTTATTCAATAGAGTTTAGTTATGATTTGCTCCCAGCTGTATGCGTTTATACGGATATTGATTTGCACAGGTTAATAATAGCATTCAGGCGCAATGGTATTGGAATACTCAGAACATTAACTATCGGACACCTCCATTACATCTATTTTTTACGAAATTCAACAGAAAATTAATACATTTGTACTATGAAAAACACGAATAAACAAAAAATGCGTAAAATTCTAGGATTAATACTAATTCCTTTCTTTACAGCAATATTTTTATTTGACAGATTCCTATTAGTCTTTTTAATATGGTTAGAACAACCAAAAATTAAAGCATGGTTTACCGGTCAAAAGGAAATGACGTCTTCATTTGTCAGGGTTATATCATTCGGACTGATTTACGGCATTTATTCACTATTTAGACTATTATTTTGAGAGATTACTACGAAATCAGCGGAAGTGCGGAACGAAAAATGACTGAGGAATACGACAATTGTATTTTAGGATATGATTTAAAAAGTAATTTACCAATATATTCAGTAAAAAAGATCGTTAAGTTGATCCAACGTGAGGGAATTGATTACTTTGAGGCAATAGACCTATTCAATCAAACATACGGATGTGGAAATTTAGGAGTGAATGAGCCGATATATTGCATGGATTTGGATGATTAAAACACGAACAATGGGACTAATACAACGTCCAAAAGGATTAGGCGACACAGTAGAGAATATCCTCGAAAATACGGGAATAGCCAAAGTAGTAAAAAGCGTTATTAAATCATGTAATTGCACCAAAAGAAAGGATTATTTAAATAGGGTTGTTCCTTATAAAAACACGAAAAAATGAAGACCGAAAAAGTAAGTATTAAGGAAGTAATTCCGAATAAGTCAAATCCCAGGATTATCAAAGATTCTAAGTTTGTCAAATTAGTTCAATCAATAAAAGATTTTCCGCAAATGTTGGAAATACGCCCGATTGTAGTTGACGAGAATAATATCATTTTAGGCGGAAATATGCGTTTTAAGGCGTGTATTGAAGCGGGGTTAAAAGAAGTGTTTATAATCAAAGCAAACGACCTCACAGAGGAACAAAAACACGAATTCATTGTTAAAGACAACGTAGGTTTTGGAGAATGGGATTGGGATATTTTAGCAAACGAATGGGACACAGAAAAATTAGAGGATTGGGGGTTGGATTTACCGATTTACATAAATGATAGTGATGAGTTTGGAACTGATTTTAATTTGCCTGATGGCGACAAAGCGCCGTTTCAACAAATGACTTTTACTTTGGCAGATGAACAGGCGGAGCAGATTAAAAACGCAATAGCAGATATTAAGGCAACAGAAGAATATAAATACTGCGAAACTTTAGGAAACGAAAACAGTAATGGAAACGCACTTTATTTAATTATAATGCAATGGGCAGAGCAAAGGAAATAATCGTTAAAGTAATACCAAGTAAAATTGCTAATGAATTTGTAAAAAAGCATCATTACTCAGGTAAGGCTGTTATTAGCCAATTACATTTTGGTTGCTTTTTAGATGATAAATTGCACGGAGTTATGAGTTTCGGAACATCAACTGTTAAAAATAATATTATTCATTTGGTAGAAAATACGGGGTGGAATGAATTTATAGAACTAAATAGAATGGCGTTTGATAATTATTTACCTAAGTATTCTGAAAGTAGGTGCTTATCAATAGCGTTTAAGTTAATTAAGAAAAATGCTCCACAAATAAAATGGATAGTTAGTTTTTCAGATGCTTGTCAAAGTGGAGACGGGACAATATACAGAGCAAGTGGTTTTTATTTAACAGGATTAAAAAAGAATACAAGTAATATATTATTACCAAATGGAGAAATATGTAATACTATTAGCTTTACAGATGGGAAATCAAATTGGTGCTTAAAGATTAGAAGTTTAGGATATACATCAAAAACAAAATATCTTAACGACCATCAAAAAGGGTGGAAATTTGTAGAAGGCTTTCAACTCCGATACATTTATCTAATAGACAAAACTTGCAAAATAACAGTTCCTATTTTACCATTTAGCAAAATAGATGAAATGGGAGCAGGAATGTATAAGGGCAAAAAAATAACCCTACAAGAACGTAAGGTTATTAATTTGAGCGATATGGTAGATTCGAACTCCAACTCTCAACTGGAATGTTGAGTATGTAACCATTACACTAATATCGCATTTGTTTGACAAATATAATAAAAAAAACAGAACAAATACAGAACAAAAATATCATGAGTAAAGAAGATTTAATACCATTTAAGCAAGGCGAGAGCGGAAATCCCAATGGAAGACCCAAAGGGAGCAGAAATCGCAGTACAATAGCACGCAAATGGCTTGAAGTAAATCAATCCCTTAAAAACCCATTGACTGGTGAGAATGAAACAATGAGCCAAGAGGATTTGATGACCTTAGCATTGATAAAAAAGGCTAGGGATGGAGACACGAACGCATACAAAGCATTAATGGACTCAGGATACGGCGCACCTGTTCAACAAATCGAACAAACGAACACCGAAATAGACCTTTCCAACCTCACTACAGACGAATTAAGGGACTTATTAAACGAAGATGAATGAACGTAAAGAACACGCAAAAGAATTGCTTAGGCGAGAATTATCCAGACGTTCACTATGGGAGTTTTGCCGTTATTATGATCCTATTTTCTTTCATAACCGACCTTTTCTCAAGGAAATAGCGGACGCATTCCAAGAAATAGAGGAAAAAACAATCAAAAGTTTATCTGTTTCAATGCCTCCAAGAGCAGGAAAATCTTATATCACGTCATTATTTTGCGCGTGGACCATTGGTCGTAACCCTGACAAGTCAGTAATGAGAAATACTTGCACCGCAACACTATTTTTAAAGTTCAGTTATGATGTTCGGGCAATCGTAAAATCGGACAAATACCGTAAAGTTTTCAACAATGTAACGCTGTCAGATGACAAATCTAATCTACAAGGATGGAATACCAATACTAGCAAACAAGTAGGGTATTTTGGAGCTGGAGTTGGTGGTACTATTATCGGGTTTGGAGCGTCAAATGTTGCTATAACAGATGACCTTTATAGAGGTATTGAGGACGCATTATCCGACACCGTAAACGACCGAATAAACCAATGGAAAGAATCAACGCACGATAGTAGATTTGAGAGCGGTTGCGCGCGTATAGATATAGGAACACGTTGGAGTTTAAACGATGTAATTGGGCGCAATATGGAGTCAAAGATATACGACAAATCAATCATTGTAAGCGCCATGAATGAACAAGGGGAGTCATTTTGTGAGGATGTGCTAACAACAGCTGAATATATCGAAAAAAAGAAGCGTACAGCACCCGAAATATGGGAGGCTGAATATCAACAACAGCCCGTAGATATGAAAGGTAGGTTGTTTAATAACCTTAATTTCTTATCAAAAGAGGAGTTTGCTGAAATTACGAAATCAAACCCGATTGAGGGTTGTATTGGCTACGTGGACGTTAGTGACCAAGGTACTGATTATACGTCAGTTGCAATTTGCGCTGTAATTAAGAAACAGCTGTTTATTGTGGACTATTTAATGACGCGTGATAACACCGATATTACGATACCTCAAACCGCTGCGTTATTGGACAAATGGAAGGTAACTTATTGTAGGGTTGAATCGAACAGCATGGGTGCAATGTTTTCACGTCAATTACAGCTACAAACAAAAACACGAATATTACAAGTTCATAACACGCAAAACAAAATCACCAGGATAATAATGAGTTCAGCGCACGTAATGAATTCAATGACATTTGTACGTAATGGTGACAATCAAAGCGAGTTATTCATCCAAAATGTATTGAGTTTTAGTAAGGAGGGAAAGAATAAAAATGATGATGCTCCGGATTGTTTAGCCGGATTATCTATATTTGTGCAATCAATGTTTAAAAATTTGTCGTAACTTTGCTTAAATTCTAATCAAAACAGAATGGAGATTAACTTTTGGGATTCTTTTTTTGGAGTCAATTCAGGACAACAAAATAGATTTATAAATCAATTTAACAGACTTCGACCGATACAAAATCAGGTTTGGGGGGTTAAAAACGCAATATGGATTGATACAAATAACGCTTGGGAATGGTTTTTAACTATTCCTGAGTTCAGAGCTGTAATTGATAAGAGAGCATCAATGATGAGTTCAAATATTCCTAAGTTATACGATAAGAATGGCGAAGAAATCACAGAACATTGGTTTTTAGATATGGTTAAGCATCCTAATCCCGTTCAAAGTTGGTCAGATATCGTTTATTCTTTGGCAGTTAATGACGCTTTATACTCAAATGCATTCGGTTATTGCCCATTAAGAGCGTTTAATCAACGTAATTTATTCGTTCCGTTACCTAGTAACAAAATCCAAATCATGACGAGTGGTAAAACGCTTAAGCAAATGGACATGAACGGTCTTGTTGATGGATATAAATTCGAATATGACGATAATAAACTTGAAACATTAGCAATTGAGGACGTTATTTATTTGACTACAACGGACGGCATGAGTATTGTGAAACCTACAAGCCGAATAGATGCGTTAAAATATCCATTGTCAAACATCAAAGCGTCATATCACAAGCGAAATGTACTATTAGAAAACATTGGAGCAATAGGTA